CTTAGGAGCTTCTTCCTGCTTTGGGGAAGTATCCACCTTTGGAGCACTAGGTGCCGGAGCAGTATCCTTACTTGCATTAGGATCGCCTGTACGTGCTGACATGCCAGCTGGACGGAAGTACTGTCCGAACTTGTCTTGATCGTATGCTTCACCATCAACACTTGCTTCAAACATTTCTTTCATCACTTTGACTTCAACATCGCTTGGCTTTTTAGGAAGGAAATCATTTAAGTTAAACAGACCATTTGATTCAATGGCTTTCATTTCTGTATCACTTAAAGGACGTTCACGTCTTGCCCAACTTGAAGTTGAGTAATCTGCATAACCGCCTTTAGAAGTTTTTGTAAGACGGAAATCAACACCAGCAGTATAATCTGTTGGCAGTTCTTCCATATCAGGATCCATCAATGCGGATTTGATAATTTGGAAAATTTGTGGTCCAATAATGAACCTACGAATTGGATTTTCAGGTGTTGTATCTTCGCTTAATGCATTGTCAGTTACAAACCCTTGAAAGATATAAGATCTTTTCTTCCAATATTTACGACCCATGTCTTCAAGACTTGGATCCTTAAACCAACCACGAACTTCGTTAAGAATTTCACAGCTATCTCCATACATTTCCATACAAGGAACTTGTACCTGTACAGGTCGTGAATCAGTTTCACCTTTGATACCTGCAAACGGAAGTTTGATCATCAAACGTTCTTTCCAGAAAAATGTGTTGGATTCGTCTCCATCTGGTAAAAACCTAACTGTAGTAGTTTGGCCTTCTGTCATATTCCAGAATGGAAAAATTGCGTTGTCCCCGCCGGAGCTTTTTGAACCACCTGTGCGTGATTCTTGTTCTTTCAGTTTAGCTCTGATCTCTGCTAATGTTGCCATAATATGCCTCCTTAAATTTTTGCCTTATAGCTTTGTGCCTAAAAAACATGCACAACAATATACATTGTACATGATATTATTTATAATGTCAAGTAGTTTTTTGCTTTATTTGTGGATTTTGGCTATCTTACGCCAGCAAGTTGCTGAATTCTAGCCATTTCTCTATCGCGACCTGCTAAAAGTTCTTGTATGACTTGGCCTGCTTCGTCTACTGCCTCGTCACCATATTCTTTTTGCACAGATGTAAGAACTGCTGTCTCTCCTTTTGGAAAAGCGTTATGAGTGTAATCGTACATACTTTTCACAAACTCTTCTACAGGAATCTCGTTCTTTTGTTTCATCTCGTCGCCTGCACCTTTTGGACTCAAATCTATTGTATCAGCATCATCGTCACTAGCTTCTTTTTCATCTTTACCAAAAATTGAATCTACAACTTTGTATCCGCCATACAATATTGCCATTACAACTGCCGCCGGTAAAGCATACTGTTTGGCAATTCCAGCAATTTTATCCATTGTTGGTAAATTATCCAAAGTACCTGCCGCCATTGCTTTTAAATCATCTGCTGTCTGTATCACTTTATCGCCAGCCGCGGACACGTTTTGTCCTATCTGCGATACTAGTTCTTTTGCTTGTCCAGGTAATGCACCAACTGTTTTTACTGTATCCACTGCACCTTTGGCCAAATCCATTGTTGCTGTAGGATTAGCCGCCGCTACTGCACCAGCGCCTGTTTTAATTGGATTTCTTGCGGCCACTTTTGCTCCGCCGCCTACAAGTTTACCAATCATTTGTGCACCTTTTTTTGCCGCTGGTAACAATCTTGGACCAACTACTCTTGCACCTGCAACCAGTGCCGGTACTAAGAACTGAACGAACTCATTGAGCTGTTCTTCTGATAAACTTTCTTCATTAGTTTGGCTATCAGCTAACAGTTTCGCCGCTGTTGCTTTGTCCATTTTGGTAGGATGTTTTTTTCCTGAACCTGCAGGATATTCAAAGTCTTTTTCACCCTTTGCCGCCGCATTGGCCGCCGCCATCTTAAAGTCTTCAAATGCTCTTTCGTATTCTGTCATAGGAGCATCTTGATTAAAGTCTGCACCATTTACAATGGCATCTGCTTGTGGTTCAAAATCATATCTTTCTGGAGACATGTAATCCGGGTCCATGTAATCTTCGTCATTTACCTTGTCCCAAATATCAGCATAACCTCTTCCATATTTTTCAATGAATTCGTCTCTTGACATATCAGCCGCATCGTCTTCCATGTCCATGACCATGCCTTTTACCTTACCTTCAGTTTCAACACCTTCACCATGGGCATATTTGTTGTCTCTATTATTCCATTCTTCTTCAGCATCTTCTTGAGCTGAACGTAGTATTTCTTCAGCGTCTACACCACCATAGTTCATAATCATATCTGTATCATTTTCCACGTCATATCCTAATTTACTACTTGGATTATTACCGTATGCGTGTACTTCAATTGATTTTACATCTACTACTGGCTTGCCATTTACTATTTTGGCAGTATAATGGATGTCGGCTCCTTCTACTTCACCATCATCTCCTGATACTTCAAATCCTTCAATCTTACCTTTAAACTCTTCAGGATCAAATCCTTCGCCTATCAAATCTTCTGGACCAAGATCTTTTACCTTGTTTGCTTCACTTACTAATCTATAGATGTAAGGAAATACGTCTTTTAGATCTTCGTTAAATTGTTTAATAGTAAGTTCGTCAATCCAAGAATTAGTTACATCTTCTGGAACTTCTTCAAGCACGGTTTTGTCGAAGTTTTCGAATGCTTCTTGGTATTTTGCTTTTGACTGTAACGCATGTGCCGTTTTCTTAACGGCCTCTATTCTTTCATTAACAACCTCCATATAACCTGCAAGTCCTTCAGCCATTACATTTGAGCGATTCATGTATGTTTTGAATTTGCGTAGTTTAGAAAGTTCTTCTGAAAGTCCAACAATGTGTTTGCCAAAGTCGTCATAAGGATTACCACCTTCTGATACGTGCATTGCCATTGCTCTTGCACCATTCATGTGTCGTACTGGATATTTAAATCTTTCTCCTGCTTGACTTTCAATGTATATACCAGCAATGTCTCTAGTTCTACCTGCTGGTTGTTCTTGGTTGATAGGCTGGTTATGTTTTATTACCATCCTTGCTGAACCAATGTCTTGGAAACTGGTTCTGCTTGTTCCGTATAGTTTCGATTCGCTCATTTGCTTCTCCGTGCTTAGATATTGATAATCTCTTTTATCAAGGTTAGACTTCGTTATGTCTCTTGTGTCAAAATTTAACATTCTTTTCTTAGCAAACTGTCTTAATTCCTTCAAAAAATCAAACCAGTTGCTTTTGCTTGAACTATCCTCTGAATCAAATAGTTTTTGGCTAAACATCACTGTTAAATCTTTTTCATCAAGACTGATGCTAACTTTCTTTCCTTTTGCAAAATCAAATTCAAAAAATCTTCCTTCTTTTGGTGCATTTGTTATGGTTGCATCACCATCGCCAACAGTAATAGAGGGATATCTGCCCCTAATTTTGTTGAATAGTTCATTTGCAATAGAATCAAGGTTTTTCATACTAATATTTATCCTAAACCGCCTGTAACATAGATAGGCATAGGCGGTTGTATAGGATCATCTCCTTCTGCCTGTGTAAATGTATTATATATCCTAGGATCCCAGTCTTTTAACACATTCATCATACGCAAGGCCAGTAACGTTGCACTAATAAGATCGTCTGTTTGTCCTACTTTTGCCCTAAAACTAGTGCCTGTAGCAACAAAGTTCTTAAGTTCTGTTATTAATGCTTTGCTTCTTAACTTTAGTTGATCATTTTCTACCATTGTTTTTAGTCTACTACAAGCAGTTATTTTGGTACCATGAGTAGTGTTAAATCCTTTTCTGAACTTTCTAACATGTCCTTTCCTAATAGGTTCACTAATAAAAAGTCCTGGTATATTTTCTTCCCCAAAGTCGTTTATGACTATTAATGCCGCTTCACCTATTGCATTGTTTTCTACACTCCAATAGATGTTATTAACCTCACCGCATTGTTGTTGTATATAAGTTGTGATATCCTTCATTATTTTAATTTGTGCTGGAATAGGAGTTTCGTTGTGTCTCCATTCTGCAACTTGTTTGTATGCAGGAATCTCATAAACTTGTATAGCCGCATAATCTCCTCCAGTACCCATACTAGGATCTAATGCCACAACATAACTTTCTGTAGATTTCAATTTTGAATACCAACGTGTCTGACCCATGTTCATCTCAGGATCTTTACCTTCCATACTAGATAGTTTTATACTATTAATAAGTGTTTCGTCATAAACGAGAAACTCACAGCCATACTCACGTCTAAATCTTTCTTCACCTATTCTGCCTAGTTCTACTTCTTTCCATTTTTCATCTCTATCTGGATGTTCGTCCCATTTCGCTGTAAAACCATGAAAGCCATTTATACCTACTGTTTGTTCATTACCATTCACATCAAACTTGTTTTGACTTTCTTTCCATATTACTGCAAATGTATCTTCGTCTGAGTTGGGTGTGCTTGTTATAATTGCACGACCACCTGTTGCTAGTGTAGGAGATATAGAAGTCCAAAATTCATCAGCAATAGTAGGTTGCACAAATGCAAACTCATCACAGTAAAGTAGTGAAATAGACATACCTCTACCAGTATTGCCTGTTGTGGTTGCACTTACTATTCTGCTTCCGTTTTCAAACTCCATTGAACCTTTGTTATAGTTAGTAACACCTGCTCTGATAAAGTCAGGACAAAGTTCATAGCCATATCTTACTCTTTGCATTATCTCTTGAGCACCTGTATATTTGTGTGCGGCAATTAATATAGTTTGGTCAGGATGAAACATTGCGAACCATAAAAGGTAACCTGCGGCAGTAGTTGTTTTACCACTCTGTCTTGGTAACATGTTTATATTAAATCTATGATTATGGTAACTTTCCAACAACCTTTCTTGATAATCAAAAGGTTTGAACAACATTTTTCCTTCTACAGGATGTTGTATATTAAAAAATTTGTTGCAAAAATACAGATATCCTGTATCAGGATTTGCACAGGCTTTTAAGTCTGCGATCTGATCTTCTGTAAAACTTTCTCGTGTATTGGCTTTTTTTGTTAAAACGCCATCTAAACTCTTTACCATAGTGTCAGTATTTACTCAAAAAAATAGGCTCCGAAGAGCCTATTTGGGAGGAATGATTACTTGTATTCTTTATAAAGAGAAGATAGTTCTTCTTTAATCTTGTCTGCAAGTGCCATTGGATTATCTCCACCTGCCACTTTTGGATATGATTTTTTAGCTTTGTTTAAATCATTACTTGGAGGGTTTGTCATGTCAGTATATGGTGCATATCTTTCTTCTGGTGAATTTGCATAATCGCCATCTGCCTCGCCAGTTAGTTTATCACCAACCATACCACCTACAGCCGCGCCACCTACAGATGGAAGAGCTTTACCAATTGCTGTACCTATCTGTCCAGCAGTATCTCCCATACCACTCATAGCACCGCCAATAGCTGTACCTAATGTATCACCTACACCTTTTCCTAAAACTTGTCCTGCGGCACCACCTGCTAAACTTCCAGCTAAGGCTCCTAAAGCACCTGCTTTTAGATCCTGGTCACCTGCAACATCGTCTTTACCTGGAATATCTGGATTGTCTTCTGCATCACTTGTTAGCTTACTACCTAGGTAACCACCAATGGCTGAGCCTATTGGGCCTGCCGCCATTCCGCCTAGTGCCGAGCCTGCCGCTCCGCCTAGTCCGCCGCCGCCTGCATAACTACCTAGTGCTGATCCAATTGGTCCGCCTGTAATACCTCTACCGATTGCTCCACCGATAGCTGATCCTACATTGCCTGCTTGTAAGTCTTGATCGCCGGCAACATCATCTCTTCCTGGTATAGCTGGATTATCATTTACTGCCGCTCTAAATTTATCTATGTCAGTTCTCATTGGCATAGGCATATCAGCCGCGACTGGTTTTGCATCCATTCCTGCGTTACGCATGATTGCCATTAATTGTCCAACTTGACCTGCATCATCTCCTGTCATTGAGATATTCATGCTGGCCGCTTCATTAATTTTTTGTTTTTTAGACTGCTCTTCAGTTTGAATGTCAGTAAGTTTTTGTATTAGTTCTTTATCATTCATTATTTGCTCCCTATAGGTGATGTTGTACCAATGTTATCGCTTATATCTTTAGTTTCGCCTGGTTTAACATCTGCGATAGGATCATTAGTTTTTTCTTTTCTAGTAGTTTCCAACTCTTTAAGAAGTTCCATTACTCTTTCATTACCCATTTGTTTCTGTGCATCTGGATCTTGTTGACCCATGTCTTCAGTTTCTAGTTTTGATTGATATGGATTTTCTTCTTTTGTATCTTGGTACTCATGTCTAATATCTTCTTTTGTTCTTACTAGAATGTCTGATCTTTCACACATACAACATTGTGCAATATATTCTTCTAAAACTTGTGGTGTAGTTGGATAGTTTAAACCTGTCTCCCAATATGTTACTTCACAATTGGTCTTTTTTGGAAAATCTAACGGTCTCTCTTGAATAGGAGTTTTCTTGCCTGCACCCATTGATGCAACGCTAAATCTTTGTAAACATTGCTCTAGATCATCAGCAAAGCCTTCTGGAAGATCTCCAGCTACTCCGATCTTAAATTCATATACTTTTTTTGCTTCGTTTAGATATTTTTCAAACATATTACCGTCCTTATAAATTATTTATCCATATTCTTTAGTTTTTCTAACAAACTATTGCGGTCAGTTACAATGTAACCTTCACCTTGTACAATGCTTTCACCATCAATTTTACCGTCCTTATCTTGTTTTTCTTTACGTAATTGTAGTTCTACCATCTTTAATTTTTTATCTATCTTAGCAACCTTGGCATCGAGACTGGTTTTGAGCATACCTCCAGCTACCTCAAATACCCTGCCTGAGTATCTAGATTCTACATTCATGCCTAAATCCATTAAATCGTCATATGCATCCATGGCTTTCGAAGCTACTTCATTTAGCTCGGTATCAGCCATCTCGCCTAATCCTTTTACAGCCGGCAATGCACTAGTGATTTTATCCATTTCTGCAATGTCACGCAATGTTTCGTTTTGTTGCTGTATTGCATTATGTTTTTCTTTTTCTTTATCTTGCTTTATAATTTCTTTTGAATCAGGAAGATCAAGAATTTCTTCTAATTTTTTGGTCATTATATACTCACTTAATTGCTAGTATTATTTATCGTTTACCTTGATGGAACATATCCTTTTCTGTAATTACTCTGAATTTGATTCCTTTGGATTTTGCATACTTACTTGCCGCCTCCCATTTTGCTTGATTTAATACATAATGCAATTGATTATGACGAGATTTGCCAAGGTTTTCTTTCATTGTTTGATTATCTGGTTTTACTTCTATAAGTTCAACCATATTTTTTCCTTTTTTTGTCTTATATTGTATGAAAAAATCAGGCACATAAATTGTTGCTTTGCCAGTTAATGGATTTCTATATGGAATCTTTACTGCCTCACTTGCCCATGCTTGTATAGATGGATTTTCATCGCAAAACTTCATGAAAGCAAATTCCCAACTACTTCTATATGTTGGTGTTCTTCTGCCTACGTATTTTGTTGGATTTTTTAAGGTGTATTTTCCTTGAGCAAATTGTTTTGCCATGGTATTACCCCATGATGTTTCTTGCTTCTAACGGAGTATCTGTGTTTTCTACTCGAAAGCCTAGTGTGCTAGTTTTTTGTCTGTTAAAATTCAAGACTTGTGCCACTGTGTAACTCAACTGTAATTTGTCTAAACTTTTTAGAGTATCTAAAAGTTCAAATACTTTGATGCCATCTATCTTCGCTTGTTGCAATAGGACTGATCCCGTAGACTGAGCGGCGACTGTATCGAAACCTTTGTTTATTAAAAAACCTATTACAGCATCAACATCGTTGCTAGGAAATTCTAATTGGTATCCGTAATATGTGTTGAAATATCTTTTTACCTTATCACCACTTCCTGTATCTGGTTTTTGAGGGATATTAAGTTGTACCATTTTTTACTCCTCTGCTAACATTCCTGGAGCAGGTCCACTTGGGTTATTTGTTGTAGACGCTGTACTGGAAGTTTGTGCTCCGCTACTTCCTGAATAT